TAAAGATAAAGATTATGTTTTTGAAACAGCAGTTAAAGAATCAATTGAAGATGCTAAAGGAGATGTAATTTGTTATGATAATTCAGATCAGAAAAGATGGGGACCAAATCATATGTTAAATCTTTTTTCAGCAATGTTTTATGGATCTCTTTATAAAGAAAGAGGTTTACTTAAAATCATTTATTTTGTTGCTTGTCGAACACTTGAAAAAAAAGCAAAATTTCCTGAATCATTAATTAAACTTTTTAATAAATTTGTTGAGAATAATGGAGGTGTTGGAAAAATTACTCGAGAAGGATTAGTTGGAGATTCAGGATCAGAAACACTTAGAACTTTTTTTGGAAATCATGCTAATGACATGTTTAATAATAAATATGCTTCAACTTTACCTTTTGGAATGTGTCAAGGAATATATCAAGAAACTTCATCAAATTTTCACGGAATAACTCGACGATTTATAAATGATATTGTAGCTACTGTATTTAAAAAATCAGTCAAAATAAAATCTTTTTGTACATCTGATGATGCAAGTGCAATAATCCATATAAACAAAAATTTAAATAGACTTTCTACTATTAAAAAAATTCATTCGATTACTATTGAAGCTGGAATTCTATTTAATATATTAAGAAATGATTCTAAATCAGCTTTTAGTTTTCATATATCTGAATTTAATAGTATTTTTATAAAAAAAGGAGTTATGGCAACACCAACAATTAAACAAAGAATATCAAAAATTGATGTAGGATCTGGAACAAATCATGTTGAAGATTATTTAACTGCCCTATCTTCTTCAGCTAATTATTTTGCTGTAGGAGGTTCTTATACAGGAACACAAATTCTTACAACTTTAAATATAACACTTCATACTGAACAATGGTCTCGTTGGGATAGAGCAAATGCTAAATATTATTATTTACCTGTTGAATTTGGTGGATTTCCAGTCATTGATCCTTTTTCTATTTGTTTATCAGGAGCTATATCTGGTTTATATCTAAGAATGTCACCTTATTGTACTGAAAGAGAATATGCTCAATTATTTTCTAGTATTATAACTGAAAAACCAGAAGAATTTTCACTATCTGATTATTTTAGAGTTCCTAAATCACTTTCTGAAGATTCTAGTAAAATTAAAATTTTTAAAAATTCAGGTGCTCTTGGTATTCATTCTCTGATTCGTACTGATAAAAAACTATCACAATTTGAAGCTCGTCATTCTATGTCTAAATGGCAATTTCCTGATCATTTTCTTACTCTACGTCATGAATCTTCTGATTCAAGATTTTTCCTATATAATATTTATAAAAATGGTTGTATGTCTCTATTTGCTGATTCTTTAGGAGTTAATTCATTTTTTAAAAGATTTACTGATCCTTGGGTTTCATCTAATAGAAAATGCGTTAAAATATCAAAAAATTCTGTTCTTGCTGTTGTTGGTTTAAATTCTGAGGAAAGATATTCTTATGAAGATGTTTCAAAAGCTCTTGAAGTTGTTAATTATGATAATGTAAGAGAATATATTCAAAAAGTTATTGCATTAAATCCTGTAGGACCTTTTACTGTAAATTTATGTGATCAATTAGTTCCTAGACTTTCAGATTCAAAAAATATACTTGATTTTATAACATCTCAAGAATGTTCAGATTATATTGCTCCTCAATTTACACCAGCAACTTCAAGAGTTACTCTAAGAGGTCATGAAGCTCTTGATCAAGAAAAATACACTGTTGATCTTATTAAAATTTTATCTGGAGAAAAATCTAGATTATTAATAACTGAATATTATAATGATCATCGTAAATTTGATTCTCTACCAATAGCTGAAGATTGTCCTAATATTCCTTTAAAAGAAGCTATTTTGATTGCTGAAAATTCAATTTTTGCTTTTAATAAATATATAAAAAAGAACACTAAACTAATTACTTCTGGTAAACCTGGAAATTTTTCATCTCTTATTAAAATGGATCTTAAATCAAGATTTTTTGAAGGAATAGGTGTTAGATTAACTGGTAATTTAAATTTAATTGGAGATAGATCTCATGCTTTTTCATATACAGGATGGTATAAAAAACTAAATGAAGTATCTGCTGAATATGTTAATGCTAGAGCAGCTGGTAGTCTTCGACAATTATATTCTGATGTTGTAAAATATGGTATTATTTCTGATTCACCAATTATAACTCAAAAAGATAGATTTGAAGTTGCTGATATTCCACTTTTAAGAAAACATGTTAAAATTCAAGCTAAATCTAGATCAGCTCTACTTCATTTTTCTAAATCATGGATAGGTGCTAATTGTGATTTTTCTCTATCATTTGATACTGTAAGAGCTCTTTTTAAAGGAAAATTATTAAATAGAAACGAATTTAGAACAGGTGATGAAAAATTTGTTCGAAATGCTTCAGGAATTTATTTTGATTTATCTGCAAACAGTTTAGGATCTATACATTTAATTGAAACAAATATAGATGATGGTAGAACAACTTTTAATCATGTTTTTATTACAGAATCTACAAGCTCTGAATTACATATAGAAGCTGAACCTACTGAACTTGTTAATTCTAGATCTTGGGCTTCAAAACTTAATTCTTTTTTCTCTAGAAATGAAACAGTTTATCCAAATAGAACTTATCATCTTGAAAGATCTAGTGATACAGTAACTTTTAAAGTTCTTGACACAACAACATGTTTTTCTCTTGATATTGCTCCTTTTTCTTTAACTTTAACACTATGGAATCCATCATTTGTTTTACCTATAGGTCATGTTGATCCTAAAAGTGTTACAGATATTAACTTAGGACATAGATTAAGTGAAGTTGACATAATTGATTCAGTTGCTCTCTTTACTCAAGTTCTTGATCAAACAGGTGATTTAGTTGATGTATCAGATCTAATGAAAGATAGTTTAAATTATATTCTTCATAGTACAACTTCATCTTCTAATATAGCAACTGTTAATACAACTCTTTCAAAAATAGGAACTTTTCTAAGATTTGGTAATAGAAATCAATTAGATATTTTTAAATCATTACTACTAAGTGATAATTATTCAAAAAAAACAATAAGTGTTAATAGACTTTATCAATATATTAATAATCTTTTTAAATCACCATCTCTCAAAGATAATTATTTACTTTCTGTATCTGTTGAAGATCGAATTTCTCTAACACTTGATGAAACATTACTTGAAGATAGTGATAGTGATATGGAAGATTTTAATAGAGATCTTGCTCAAGTTGAACCTGTTGATGTTGAACAAAGAACTGAATCTGATGAAGTTTCTGATTTAGCTGATTTATTAGATGAATTAATATCTAATCCTGAATCTATAGATTTTGATGCTATTAATGATGATGATATTTTAAATGAAAATGAGAATTTGTTTGAGGCTCTTAATATATCTATAAGTTCAGCTGATGATGAATTAACTTCTATTAAAACATCTAGAACAGGAATAACAATCAATCCTTCAAGTGAATTTCCTCATCATATTTTATCTTATTTACAATTATGGGATCAACGTAATAAATTAAAAAGTATAATAGGTTTACCTTCTGAATTAACTTCAATTACAGATTTACCTAGATTATATTTAGCATCTAGTAGAATGTCAGGATCATCATCAAGAGGTTTAATGGTTAGATTAATAGGATCAGATTCAGTTGAAATTCCTTGTCCTTTATCAGATTTAATAAGTGTGAAAAGTGCTTTAGTTTGAAAAGAATTTTTTTGTTCTAGTAATTCGCGAGAGTCA